TGTTGAATCTGCTTTTTGAAAAAATTCATCACTATACTTCATTTATAATCCCGTCTGTTGTTAGTTGATTTCCAGAAGCATCCCAAAGTATTTGATTTTTAGATGCCAAAGTGAACCAGTTGAACATTTCTTCATTATATGTGACTCTATTATTTATTTCAAACTTACCTGTAACAAGATAATTATAGAAAGGCAGTTTCAATTTGTCTACATAATCTTTCTCATATCCCGTATAAATACAGGTATTAAATACATTATGGATCGAATACGTTAAAATACTTCTAGTTGCATCCACATTAGTTTTAAATAATGGATCACCTCCTGACAAGACTAAGTTATCAGTTCTATTCAGTTGCATCACTAAATCTAGCTCTTCCAGAAAATCATCGTTATCTATAGCTTCATCATCAAGATAAGATTGAAATTCAAGATTTTGGCAACCTTCGCAGTTATGCTCACATCCACGAAAATAGATGATAGTTGCGCATTCATCTCTGGAAGGGTAGTCTAGAAATACTGGCTTATGACTTATCACTGCATTAATCACCCATATCCTCCGTAAAATTATCTATTGCACTCGCTCTTTTCAAACGACCTGTTTTAGAGTCATAGATGGCGCCAGGTACTCCACCTGTAAGACCTGAATATCGTGATTTCAGAACAGCTATACGTATTGTGTTTCTTTCTTCATCCTCATCTGCTGTAAGGTTTCTCCCAAAGCCTACAATATCAAATGATATTTGTTTTACTGATCCGCTGCCTTTTATGGCGTCTAAGGTCGGTATCTCGCCTTCTTCAAAAGATTTTGCTGAATTAGGTGTCTTTCGCAAATGAGATATTACACCTAACCATACTGGATAAGTTTTTACAATACGTAATAATTCATTCATCATTTTATCTTGAGCTTCATTTCCAGTCAGATGCCCCATACCTTCAGAAACTAATATTGTAATATGATCTATTATAATGGTTGTAGCTCCCATCAGGCACATATACTCAATATTGTCAATAATAGTATTATCTTGCATAGCTCCTTGATGGTCTAGCAGTATGATTCTATTATCTTTAAATACCTCATCAAAGCCTACTTTCAACTCATCTTCGGGTATTTCTTCATTTGCAGGATTACGGTTTAAGGCCATACCGGATAACTTACGTGCTGTCTCAGCTGGAGATTCTTCTAATGCAACAATCCCTACTTTTTCTTCTGAATTCTTGACAACATCCATTACTATCTCACGCATGATTGTGCTCTTGCCGCAATTATGCACCACAATAAAGTTATCTAATAAGAAACGCTTATTACCATCTAGTTGAAAACCGTAATAATCATCTTCTTCTTCAAGCATTTCTACTTTAAATGAGTAAGCAGTATAATGTATGTAACCATCTTCAAAGATACTTTTATAGGCTAACAAATTGTTAGAGGACACTCCTATATATTCATTTAATGTCATATCTACAAATTTTGTAGTATTTACATCAAATAATGACAGGATATGAGATTTATTACAAACAAAAGAAGAACCATCTCGCAAAGTAATTTTAGCCATTTGTTCACGACCACGATTTAATTTTAATACAGTGCGTGGTGTACCGTCATCGCCCATCAGTTGATCGCCTACTTTAACATCTTCAATATTAACTGACTCACCTGAAGCTCTTAATGCTTTAGTACCTTTTTGAAAGCATCCAGTGCCAGAGATAAAGAGAGTAATCTCACCATATCTCCGCCCTTTAAGCTTAGAATTTAACCCATCTAAGCAATTAGGATACGGTATGGATTGGATTTTGTTATACTCTACTAAAGAATCCCATAACTCATCTTTATCAATGATTCCAGCAGGTACAAACTCAGTTGCATCGAATATAGCATTTAGTAATGCCCTGCCGCCTTTTTTGATTAAAACATCGTTGGCATCTTTTTCAGGCAGCTTACAAACTTTAGCCTTATCATAGCCTATTATTTGTATCGCCTTACTTCTAGCAGTATCTCCTGCGGCATCTTCATCAAAGCATATAACCACTTCTTGAAATGATCTAACCCATTTACGATTATTCAGTATTAAGTTTGTATAGGCTGAGCCTGGCATTGCTACTACAGGATAAACTTTATTATATTTATCTTTGGCAGCCTTTGCGACAGATAGTGCATCTATCTCACCCTCACAAATAATAAGTCTTTTGCCACCTGCATTAAACTTATCTTGCCCAAATAGCTTAGACATTTTACCCATTCTTGAAAATGTCTTTGGCAATCTACGTACATTAAAAACTGTATTTTCATCATAAGGATAGTAATGTTTTTCAATATCACCATCCTCATCATAGCTAACCTTAACTTCAAAGAATTCACAAATATCTTTCGGAATTTTTCTTTCTTTAAAGCCACGTACAGGTAGATTCTGAACGTCTTTTATACTTAATTTTTCAGGTTTAGACATTTCAGGTTCCTTATCTTTCGGAGCAGATTTAAAAGGGGTTGAGCATGAGAAACAAAAGTAACTGCCATCTTCATATTCTACCATTGCATCCGAAGAGGAACATTCGAAACAAGGTAGTTTATATCTCACAGCTACGCCCATAAATCACCTTTTCTGTCGTCTGTCTCCTAAGACAACTCCAAATGCGAAGCAGTACAGACTAATGATAGCTAAATTTACTGGAGTCCATTCTCCAGTCTCAAAAATCTTATAAATTGACAAAATTGAGCTAATAGCAAAAACCAAGGCTAACAAACTTATGATTATTTCTCTCATTTATCCTCCAATAGTTTTATAACATCATACAATCTCTGAAGATGCCGGTCACTAACACCTTCTTTAACTTTCCAAGAAATACCTTCAATACGACTGTTGAGCCATTGATCACTCAAAGGTGTATCTAATCTGCATAAAGACCATGTCTCCGCATAGGACAGTCCTCCTTTAGTTTGGTATTGTTCAAGAACTATAAATTCAAATTCTTCATCTTTACCATCTTTAAGAAAAGCTTTAACTTTTTTACTGGATGTTTTATAATTTTTCCAAGGGAGGGGCTCACCTTTATTAAGCTTTCCTTTCCCCCAATAATACTTTTTACCTAGATACGCCTTATTAAGGACTTTATCTACAATAACATAAATAAATCCTTCATAGGGCTTCACACCCATTTGATCAGGAAATTGCCAAATACCATTATCAACAGTCATAATAAAGTCCCTCTGATGGTTTATTCCAAACTTTGAATTTCTCACCTTTATACTTCTGTAAGAATAGTAGCTTACCCATCATATCAAGAACATCTTTATAATCTTCTTCATAAGCCATGAAATAATACTCATCTACGAGCTGTCGCATCTCTATCTCAGATTCAGCAAATTGAAGTATTCCCTTAGCTTTCTTTTCACCGATACCTGGAATGCCTAGTATATTATCAGTTGGATCACCTTTCAGCAATTGTTCGTAGAAACAACGACACGACTCTTGTGGAGTTAGATGAAGAATTTTATCTTTATGGATGACATAATGAGTTCCTGGGATACAAAACAAATCTTTATCTATACTGCATACAGTATAATCTTCGTTATTTTCTCTCCGTGCCCATGCCCAGAAACTTATATAGTCATCGGCTTCGCCTCCTACTGAAAACTCACCACCTAATGAATCAACAATACGCCATCTCAGTTCATTAACTAAAGCTGTCATATAATTAGGCTTTACTATACGGTTGGCTTTATAATCAGGATCTACTTTATCCCTGAAGTTAGTAGGATTTTTATCCTTTACTGCTATCTTATATTCCGTTTCAAACAGTGTAGACTTGAGCTTTTCAATTTCATTCTTTAACTTAACCCATGATTTTTCAAGAAGTGCTACATGTTCACCCATTGTGAAATCAGGTTGCTCTATATCACCTGCTTCATTTTTCTCCAATAAATGATTCCTGTATTTATCATCTACTGACATGTAGCATATAACGTCACCATCAATTAATAGCATGTTGTTTTTCCTCCTGTGCGTTCATTATAGCTTGCATAAATGTCATCCTTTCTCCACCATATAAAACACTACAGGAAAGACTCCAAGATTGTTCAGTTGTATATCTTTTTAAAGGTTTATTAAATAGATATATCTTACATCTGCATTTTTCAGCCTCATAGAGAAATTTGACCACTGTATCAATCTTCTTAAGATGCTTTATCTTTTGTTCACTTTCACATCTGAATTTCAAATCACAGTAAAACTCTTTGTCAATGACATTCAAACCAATCCCTCCCAATCATGGCTTCACCATCCATTATATTAATGTTGAATAATTTTGGACCTTCTTTAAAAGCTTCTTTAGCTATTTCAGCCGCTCTCTCTTTGTATTTATTAGGTACTTGAAAGTTAACTTCATCATGGTACATAATCAATGGCTTATAAGGAATTTCTTCTTTTTCCAAATTTTCCATTATCAGCATACATGCAGCTGAACAAGTTATTTTCTCTAATGCTTGGAGTAGATATACAAGTAGCTTATGAGGAGAATCTACATATATCCTTGTACCCACTTTGGAAAGAATGAAGCCTTCACCATGTATTGCTTTAGTTTCATCATATAATGCTTTTAACTTGTTATTCAATTTTTCAAAGCCAGGCACCGCTTTAATAAAACCATCTTTAAATTTATTACCTTTAGCGCCATTCATAGTGCCAAATATGTAACTCCATAGCTTACCTCCAGAAGCACCAAATAGAAAAGCATATAATATACGCTTAGCATTTGATCTGGGAACTTCATGAATGATCCCCATTTCTTCCAATACTTTAGTTGCTGCTGAAGCATTAAAATTGTGGATATCCTCATTAAGAAGAATATGGGTGAATTCATCATTGTTTAAGTATACAGCTAAACCTCTAGCTTGATTGCCGGAAGAGTCTGCTCCAATAAATGACCAACCATCATAAGTTTTAAAAAGCTTTCTAAAAGTTTCACCATAAGGTTTATCCGGTGATGGGATGTTGCAAATAATTGAATGACGAGTACGCATGCTAGGCGTGCCTATAGGAAAGCAATCGCCATGCAAGTTTCCTTTATCATCAACATTTTCAAGCCATGTTTTAAGAATGTTTAGTCTGGAACTATATACAGTGAATGTAGTATATAGAGCGGCGTCACCACCAAGAAATTCAATACTTGATTGAGTTATTTTGGGTGACATCCTTTTCATACTTCCTGTAGTTGGGTCTCTTTTATAGTTCCACTCATCAGGTTTCCACCCATTACGATATAGAAATAGCTTTACATCTTGATTAGAAGTTAAGCTTAAAGGTTTAAAATCAACACGGCTAAATTCACCGTTTATCGGTCTCTTTTCTAAACCCTCTTTGGGGTCTATACCGAACCAATTAGCTGTATGATGATTATACTCGCCATTCTTCTTCCATTTAGGCTTTTTAGGTGTAACTTCCCCTTTCACTTTATCTATAGCAACACACTTATAGCCTAATTTCTTTTGCAGCTGCTCTGTTATATCTGTTATAGTCTTATCTAATTCTTCTTTCAGTTTATATGCAGCTTCAACATCAAAAGGCCAACCCTCATAATAAGCATCTGTATAAAACCTTGCTACATAATGCTCAGCCTTAATATAGTGAGTTACTCTTGGAAACTTTTCTTTTATGGGTTTTAGTTCCTCAAGTAAATGATTATATACCTTCTCATTTAGCTCTACATCACGTTCACAATAAGGTATCATTGCTTCATGAAATTCAGAGAAATCAGTATAATCGCCTTTAGGATAATCGAAGAATTTACCCCACGCTCCTAGTGAATGCCCTTTATCTTTAAACCTTCTGAAATCCAATATTTGTGAGAGAATGAGAGTATCTATAAATTTACAATCTTTCTTAAATTTAAATCCAAAAACTTCCAGAGCTTTGATATCAAAACCTAAAATATTGTGACCTATGACTGTATCTATTTCAGGGATATAGTCATGAAATTTTTCACAATCTTCTTTTACTAAGCTTTTGACTTCACCTTTATTTAATTCTTTAAAAGATATCATCCAAAGTTTAGTCATTTTAGGCAAGAGATTATCAGTCTCTATATCTAATACTATTTTCATGAAACTCTCCTTATTTCTTGAGAAGTCTCTCTATATCTTTAACTCGGATAGGTTGCATGCCATTCGCCATATATGCAACTAAATATTTATAATACCACAAACCTTTTTTATACTCTTGATGCATATTGTCTTTACGACCATTTCTATCCATATACTTACGGATTTGGAGTTCAACAGCTGCGATAAATTCAAAAGGATTATCTCTGTATCTCGGCATTCTGTTCATAGCTTCAAGCCATTGGAGACCGTCTATAAAATCTTGATAATGCTTAGGGTCTACTGCTGCTTTTACTTTTTCAGCTTCTACTTCTTCATTAGGATTTGCCATCGTCATAACAGTCCTCCTTTTCACCAAAGACCTCAATCATTTCTGATTGTTCCATCTCTGCAATACGTTTACGTGCTTTATCTGCGAAAAACATAGCATAATTAGCTACATCAGCTGCTTCATGGATTATATTATACAGTATCTCTTTCTTACCGGCTTGATCAAACCCACCATTAACTAATTTATCAACTTCTTCAAAAAGTTCTTCAGTTTCATTGATCAAGCCGTAGGCAAGTCTATCGTGTGTTTCAAGTCGCCAATGTTTCTTATGCATGTTCAAAGAGAGTTTATGCAACATATCTGTCTTGAAATCATGTATAGCATCTCTACAATCTCTTACTTGTATTGACATTTTTATCCCTTAATTAAATACCCTGGAGATGCAACTTGTACATCTCCAGGGTTAAATTATTTAATAAACTTCGTCACCATCAGGATCAGCTTCTGTTTCTTTATCATCGGGGACAATGACTTCAGTCTCGCCTTCATCTTCAAAAGGATCTATTTCATCTTTAACAAAGACCTTGTGTACCAATACTTGCACACCTTCAAGAATGAATACTCTCTGACCATCCTTCCCTTCATACCAGAAGAGATTGAGATTTGCAATAGAGCCATTACCAATACTATTAGCATCAACCGGCTGAAGGCGTCCATCGATGACACGAGGCGCCCCTTTATCTTCACCTTTGGCATTGAATTGACGACGATAAAGATTTACAAAATAGTAAGGCTTTTCGGTCTTTTCATTAATTTCAGTCTTAACCTTCAGACCTTTCTCTTTCCATTCATCACGTTGAGCTTTGTCTTCAGTTTGAATCTGAGTGCTCCACATTGGGTTTTCTGGGTCAAACTTACCACTGGGCTTGTGAAGACGTGAGAATGCGAGTTTACACTTTTTCAATACAATGTAGCCTGTTTCATTGTTAGCCATTTTAAATCCTTTGTGTTAGTTAAAGTGGTATTGGTCTTTAATAGTCACCCCGTGTAACTATTTGGAATCATTAAGAAATTTCGAGATTATTTATCCACGAAATCGGGTTTGCATCTTGTTCATATTGATTCGAAAGTACAATAGAACGAAGAACATGCGGATGTATATTTTCTGGCGCAATATACATATTTCCGCCTGAATTATTCGTAAGTAATATGAGAGCAACTGTTTCAGGTTCTCTTTTGAAATTGTTCGCAATATCAAATTCAAACGGTTCTTCATAAAGGTTAATATCTCTTTCGGTTACAAGGTTAATACTAGTTATTTCTTTTAGATCTTCAGGTGCTTCTACCACAAAGATGTTACCCCCTAAGAGGTAATCAAAAGGCTCAGTTTCATAATCTTTACAATCAGATATGAGGGCTTTTATCTCCAATTTTATAATATTAGAGATTGCCTTTGATTCAACCACATCATTCCAATCCCTTAGTTCTATCATGCGAATGCATACTCCGATTCTAGAATTAATTTTATATCTAACTTTCCCATCTCAATATCTGTTTCTTCTACTCCTAACTGTTTTAATACATCTTCAAAAGGATCCTCCATATAAAGTTCAACAAAAGTCTCACGAACAAGTTTATAAAGCTTAGGCATATCTGCAAGCAAACATCCGAATGAATCGTGAATAGTTGTCACAGGAAAATCAGCTTTATAAATTGTCCATTGTAGATGTGCAGCATCTAATGAATGGATTAGGTTAGGTGCGGCGCATATTGATTGCTTCCCTTTCATATATTGTAAATCTTCTATTACACAAATATTAGTATGGATTTTATCTTCACCATAATCAACCCACACTCGATCGTTTCTACCTTTGGCATAATATTGAACTACTTTAAAACCTACTAAAGGAGTTTTCCAGCCTAAGAATCTTTCTTCTTTCTCAGCAGTCTTACCTACATTTTCAAAAAGTTGTAGTAACTGCATAGGCTTGCGAAGAGCTATTTGACTATTTTCATGAACCTTTCGCCCTAAATATGTAGCCCATCTAGACTCCATATATCGAAGCAGATCAATGCCATGTCGTTTCGCATCATCTTGCTGCTGCTTTCCTAGACCATATGGTGTTCCACCATCAATATATTCGGCATAAGTCGTTAATTTATACCCGCTAATAAGTTAATCTATTAGCTGCTACATGTCACCATGTAGTTTAGACTATATCTTCAATCGGTATAACCGAAAGTAGGGCGCTTCCACTCACTTGAGTGTATGGATTTCATCTTCTCTTACGAGATGGTGTATCCTAGTCGTTGCACCTTCCTCGAAATTGCTCTCGAGGCTTGGCTCAGGATTATCTACGGCGAATAGACTTCCCCTGAATTCACCCTATTTTAATTCCGCTAGGATTTAACGGAATAGTCATTACGTTCAATATGTTAACACTTGATCGCTACTCAAATGCTAATCAATCTTAGCAAATTCACCATAATGCTCAATAGCTTTCTGACAATAAGCAGAGTGAGCTTCTTCTGGGTTGTTGAAGAATCCTAAAAATTTATTCTTACCTTCAATTTTTATTTGTGCAACCCATTTTCTTTTTTGTTTATGCCAAGAAACCCCTTTAAAACCACTTTTATTGTTAGATTGTTTACCTCTATTAAAGTGATTTTGTTGAAATGTACACAATCGCAAATTCTCGATTCTATTATCGGCACGATCACCATTAATATGATCAATAACCAAGCCTGAATCTATTTTACCATTGTGCATTTCCCATATAATTCTATGAGCAAAATGATGTTTTCTTTTTATGAAGATACCAATATAACCATCTCGTCTTAAACTGCCAGCTTTTGTACCAGCAGCCACTTGTGATTGAGGGCTATTGATCCAATATAGATCACCGTCTTCATACCTAAAAAGATTGTTATAATCCATGTTTGTCTCCTAAGATTGATTACTACATGTCACCATGCAGATCGGACTATATCATACGATTTCTCGCTGACGCGCTTCGGATAGGCTTCTACCCTACAGACTTCATCATCTACATGAGATGGTTTGTCTTAGTCTCTGCACCTTCCTCAAAATCACTTTCGAGGCTTGGCTCAGGATTTTCTGCTTATGCAGAGGTCCCCTGAATTCACGTCATTTTACAAGCGCCACGATTAACGCTTACAAATCTTTCGTCTCTCTTTCTCCGAAAAATTTAACCAATATAAACAATTAATTTTCTTTAATAATGATTTATAACGGTTTCTAAATCGTTTCAGCTCTCTGAAAGCCGCATCCTTTTCTCTTTTAGTATTTTGTTTAGACATGTGCGACTTCATTTTGATTATTTCTCTAATTAATTCTTGTCCTAACTCTTTTTCTTCTTCAGTTAATTTTTCACTCTCCTTTTTAAGATTATCCCAAACATGATCTGCTACATACTGATAAAGATCACCGGGAAGCTCACTAGGAACTAGGTTGACGTAACAAGCAGTCTTTTCATCTTTGGTAAGAGCTGCTAAATGTTGAGCTCCGTTGTTTGACAATATATTCGAGAATAATCGCTACTTATTCCCCGTCCGGGATACTAATATGCTTCCAACTTTTACCTACTCTTATTGAGTAGATACATCCACATGATACACCAAAGAATTTTCCTATTTCTGTGTTTCCTCTACCTTCTTGAATCATCTTTTTGATTTCGATAACATCTTTATTTGTCAATTTTACTTTACGGCCAGCTTTTCGTTTTTCACCTATTGTATGTAACCCTGTTTTAAAGCCATGTTTCATATTGTTTGGTGCAGACATCCACTCAAGATTATCTACTTCATTGTTTGTCTTAATACCATCCTTATGATTAACTGTGGCTAAATTCTCAGGGTTGTCAATATAAGCTTGAGCAACTAACCTATGCACTTTTCTAGTAAAGGCTTTACCTTTGTAGTGTAAAGTAACTAATTTATAACCATATCGATCTAATCTTGTCTTTAATATTAGATCATTTTTAAGACTATATACGTTACCTTCTTCATCTACTGCATAATCTTTTCCAAATTCTTCGATATATCGCATATTAGCTCCTAACTGCTGTATGTCACCATACAGTTTAGACTATATCTTACACAATAAATGTGCCCTTGTGTTTCGAACTCGCTTGAGCCCTACATAATAGTCGTTGCACCTATAACCGGCTGTGGTCGGTAATTTGGCTCAGGATTTTCTGCTTATGCAGAGGTTCCCTGAATTAACAAGGTTTAGAGACGGCCCAAAGTTAACCGTCTATATAGCATTCAAGAGCAGACTCATATTCATAATTGGAATAATCATCAATACTCTCTTGATACTCTCTAACAGCATTTAACTCTATACATGCTGCAATAAACTGCCACGGCTTATCTGCATTCATCCAGCCACAATATTCTAATGGCTCTTTCGCATAGTTTCTTAGCTTCTCTTCATTTTCTAATCCCCATAAATATCTATCTTTAAGATGAATCTTATCTGTTTTGGTGCTATCTTCAGCAGATATAGAGCCGCCCCAATTATTTGCAATAGATACCATTAGCCAAAAGAAACCTTCTTTACCTATAGCTTTCTTCTCATTTCTGAGTAAAAGGCCTCTAGCGAGATCTGAGCTCTGTTCATGAAGGTAGGCTGCAGATGGATATATTCTGCCTCTAAAATCACAGAAGTAGAATTGATAGAATTCATCATCTTGAAGTGTCTTTGCCATTTCGAATATTGTAGTAGCCTCTCTATATTTGGTCTTTTTCGCGTCTTTATTTACTTGTTTCCAAATATCAGAGAAAGCTTCCAATTTATTCTTCAAACAAAGATCAATTATAGGTAATAGTTTTTTATTAATCCTAAAACCTCTTGACATCTGTTTATTCAAAATATCTAGTAGAATCTTATTATTAGCAGCAGATTCTAAGCCAGGTCCATTTGTTTTAACTGATTTAAGACCTGTTTCGGAATGATACTGTTCACCTAATTGCCAATCTGCGTATCTAACAGTAGAAGGATACTTCAGATGTTTAGGTGTTTTAGATTCTGAATAAAGTTTAGATAACCTAAGAGGTTCTAATACTTCAAGAAAATATGTTCTATGCCCTCCTCTCCCTGTAGCTGAAAAACTTCGTATTAATCCAATTTTTTCAAAAGGATACAGAAGTAATGCTCCTAAAACAGCAGCTGATTTTGAGTCCACTGGGAGTTTAAACATGCTTCTAACTTCGTGACCAATCTTACAAATTGTTTCACTAAAGCTAGGTTTAGGTTCTCCCTCTCTACGTGGCTGCACAAAAGTTGCAACTGTTACAATAGTAGCATCAATATAATCTGCAGGATCTGTATCCTTAAGGGATTTTAGGCGTTTCTTCGTCGATCTGACTAGGTTTAATCTAATCTCTTTAATGATGAAGTTTTTAATATCATCATTACTCATTTCTGATAAATTCATGTTAAATCCTTTTTATTGTATCTATAGCCACAAATAAACATAATATTGGTAATACAATATGTATGAATACTTTGAATAGCAATACAATGCAAATCAAGAAGACGACAGGAGATCCAAGAAATCCGCCTGATCGTCCTCTCGCCATTTAGTCCCCTTGATAAATTAGTAAACCTTCTTGAACTCCGAATTCTTTCGCTTGTTGCCAATTCCCGCTCCAGATGTCAATTCTCCTTTTATATCTAGAATTCATTACATCAGATACAACAAATATACCAAATCCTTTCACTAATACCTCCTTTCCTACTAGATGTTTGAGATCTTGGGATACAGCAATACTACCAGGTTTCACCAAGGACATGTTAGCTGCATGCAATGGTGTTACATCAGTTTCCTCCTTTCTTGAAGTATAGCATGTAATATTGACATGCTTTGATATGAACGGTTCTTCAATATCAAATCCAGAAAACAGCTTAACAAAAAATTTCGCTTGTTGCAACTTAAACTCAATTAATTTCTTACTATTCTTCTCTATCTCTAATTGTTTTTCTAGCTCCGCAATGTGGACATCTTTCTCGATAAATTTCTCTATTACTATTCCGCCTGAAATTATCAGAATGATTGCTAAAATTATACGTATCATTTTTTCTCCTGAATTTGTTAGCTCTTACTCTTTGATAGAGATGTCCATCTATTGATATGATATCCAAACTTGTATGTACAAATATAATCATTGTATTATCCTTCTTTCTCAGAGTATTTAATTTGCATAATATAGCCATTGTAACCAGGTTTTAATATAGCCTCATTTATTACTGACTCTATCACAGTGTCTTCTAATGTAAACACAATATCCTCAATTATTGCATCATTCTTTCTGCATTTATCGTTAGGACATTCTAGAATATCTTCGTTGTACCTATTAGTGCATTTAGGACATTTCCACATAATTA